CCGATGTACTGCTCAAGAATACTTTGTGTGTATTCCTCAGTATTAATGTTGGGATTAATATGCGTCTTACCGTAGTAGAGCTGCGGTACTGTTCGATGGCCTTCATCCATCACAATAAAAGCTCGAGCGCCAGTATCGGCTTTAATATTTTTTACGTTGTACGTATAACCCCATTGATCGAGCTTAGTCTTCATCATATCGCAATACATACAATCAGGTTGTGTGTATAATGTTAGTTCGCGTTTCATTTCCATTCTACCTCCGCCATTAGTTCTGTTAAACAAGCAACAACATTTAATTCATGATCAGCCACAAAAGCATTCTTGTACTGGTAATCAGCGAGGATTAGAACAGCACGAGGAATACTATTTGGTTGAATAGTCTCATTCATAGTATCATAAATCTTCCGAAAAATACCGGAAGTGTCTGTATCTATATTATTGCTTACCCATGACCTCATTTTTTTAAAGTTTTTGGCCTTAAGATATCCAATGAGATCATTAACAGAATTATTGGAAAGCAGACTAAGAATCCCAGTATCGATAGTACCGCTAAGAGAGTAACGCTGACACTCATTAATAACACGCCGCCAATCAGGCGCAAAGCGGATAATAAGTTCAGCAAGAATTTTCTTATCATATGTAATATTCTCTTGATTAAGAATCCAGGTCAATCGTTTCATAAACTGACCAGATAGTTCAGCCAAAGACTTTTTATTAGTGTTAAACTCATACACACCACATCGTGAATGCAGTGGCTCAATAATACGATTCTTAAAGTTGCAGGTAAGAATAAACCGGCAGTTGCTAGAAAACTCTTCGATGAATCCACGAAGAGCTGGTTGAAATGATTGTGCATTCAGGTAGTCAGCCTCATCAAGGATAACTACCTTGTATCCACCTTGCAGTGATACGGAAGATGCAAACTGTTTAATCTTATTGCGAAGGGTATCGATGTTACCTTCCTCAGAACCATTGATCAAGATATAGTCTAGATCAAGTTGGTTGCACAATGCTTTGGCTACAGTGGTCTTACCCAGACCAGCAGTACCTGTAAAGAGCATATTAGGAAGTTCTCCCGAAGCCAGGGTCTGCTTGAATGTATCGAGCAGGGACTTCGGGAGAATACAATCATCGATTTTCTGTGGACGGTATTTTTCTACCCAGAGAAAATCATCATTCATTATATAGTGCCTTACTGTTAGAGTAAAAAGATTATATCACAGTTAGGGGTCAATGTAAACAGGTTATTCCTTAATGGCTTTCAAACCTGTAACGTAAGTATATGAGCATCCTTGAAGAAAGTATGACATATAGTCAAGAAGCTCGTTGAGCTCATCGGCTTTAAAAGTGTGATAAACACGACTTTCTACTTCACCTTCAAGATCGTATGTAATACGCTCCAAGGTATATTCGTCAGTCCATTTTTCCATGCTATTCTTCATCCTCATCGTCATCGTCAAGTTCTTCTTGACGCTCTTCAATCTGTTGGATCATTTGAATAGACTGATCACGGAGCTGACCTACTGTAGATAGTTCTTCACCTTTAAATGCACCACGCTGCACAATGGCATCAATAATAGCTACGGTAGAGCGACCGACCTTTGCGCCGAGGTCATAAAAGTCTTTATCATTCATTTTAAAATATTTCCTTTTAGTTTACTTTTTCTCTAGAGCGATCCAATATTGGACGTTACGGTCAGTATTCTTGAAGTGACTAACCAATTTACTTGAAACCTGTACCTCATAGTCACCGGGCATAAGTTTCAAATTATCGATACCGATGGTAAATCCGTCACTAAGATCACCAAAAACTTCACCCTCAACGCGGATAGTAAAGTTATTAGCTGTAGCATTTTTAGTATCGGTAATGATTAGTTTAACGGACTCATTATCTGCAGCAATCTTGATCTGTTTGTGACCAAGTGCAGAAGCAGCACGTTTAAGTTTATTATGTATATCCTGTGTTAGAATGAACCGTACCTCTGGATCAGGCATGGTGACTTCTTTACTAGGAGGCTGAGTCAGCATATCAATATCGGAGTAGTAGTACTTAATACTAGAACCGTTACCTGCTAGAGACAGAGAATCCTGATTGAACTGAATCTCAGCATCATCTACTAGACTCATGACGCGCACAAGTTCAGTTGCATCATAGATGCCAAAGTCCATTGGAATAGGTTCATCCAGCTCAATCTTAGCCATAACGTTCTTGGCTTCGGATACGATACTCAATGAGGTACCCTGTCTGAACACAATATTCTGGTTAATCGACCCGAAGTTCTGTAGCACCTCGAGCATGTCATTCGCTTGCATTATCAATTCCTTCTTCTAAATCATGCGTGTGCATAGCCATGATCGCATAGTGGGCGATCTTCATCAGATCATCGCGGTTGCGTCCACCTTTCTTTCCATATCGCTGAGCGTACTTCATTACGTTACCAAGACAAAAGCCCATGCCATGTCCTGCATCTACGATAAACTCAGTTGCCTGAAATCTTTGTTTGGAATAGTGTGAACCATATGTCTTATCAATATAGGTTTGTAACTGGTCCATAATTTTATCTTCACTGTATTTGTACATAATAAAGTCCGTAGTTAATCAATTAGAGTATCATACCATATTTTATCGTGTTTGTACACACTAAAAATCAATCATACTCCATTTTACGTCGGCTTCATCAAACATCTGTACCGAACGCTGCCATGATTCTTTCCAGACTTCCGGAATATCCATACGAGGTACAACGACTTTTTTAATGCCAACCTGAATAATGCCCTTCGCACAGTCAGAACAGACAGGCAAACCGTAGACATATAGAGTTGCGCCGTTTAACGAAACACCGTTATATGTAGCATTATATATCACATTCATCTCGGCATGTACAACATATTTGTACTTGGTTTGACGATTATCATATCTTATTTTACTATCTTCTATACCACGAGGGAAACCGTTGTATCCCTGTGATAAGACTTGGCCTTTGTCTCCGATAGCAACTGCACCGATTTTACTGGATGGATCTTTCGACCAGGTTGAGACTTCCTTGGCCAAAGACATATAGCGGGCATCCCACTTCATAGCATGAATTCCTCTAGAGGTGATTTTTCTGGTGGATGTCCTTGACGCTGATCCCAGCCTGAAACCCATCCGGAGTTATTAGTTATATCACTTGATACATGATTAAATGTGTCATCGCTTCTTGGAACGTAGTTCTGACCAAACCGCACAAAGTCACAGAGAACATCCTCGTTATCTCTGGGCGCCCCGCCCATTCGCTCACACAGAATATCCATGAAAGCATCGGTAGTATATCCAGACGAAAGCTTCTGCATACAACGTACTGCATTGTTACCAAAGTAGCCATGTGACATATCGTCTACCAAGTCTTTATGGTAATCGCCTAGATCATAGGAAAAAGCAGCATAAACAAAATTAAATCGTTTGTGACCTTGATCTAGATTATACTCATTCATATAATCCACAACTTGCTTGTGTGTCTTTTTCTGTCCTACATGTAACCAATCAATCAACTTATCCAAAAGCCCAGGTAGTTCCTCGGTAATGTAATCAACTACGCTAACTCCTTTACGTGGAGCTGGCGGTTGGTTACCGATAGACGTAAAAGTAGGAATCTTATTGGCTTTACGCTCCTTGATGTTTTCAATCATCTGGTCCATAGATTCCATCACGCCCCATTCATGTACGCAGTTATTACGGTATCCATGGTCTCTGGTAAATGATGCACCTGAACCTGTTGCTCTGTGTGCCATATAGGCAAAGAACCAAGTCTTAAGGTCCCATTGATCAGTCACATAATTATCACAAAGGTCCCAATGCTTTTGGCCTAACGCAGAATTTTTAATCTGGTGATGCCGTTTAGGAGTCTTAGTACGGAACTTTAGGTCTTGTACTACATTAGAAAACCCTGCGGCATTTCTTGTATAACAATCGTAGATATCAATCTGCTGCATTAGTGGATCGTTGACTTCTCTATCTGCGTCAGGACCTTCGTATGGAAGTTTTCCCCAGTTACAATTGAGTTGTAGCCATTTAGCACGAGGATAATAATAATTAACTAGTATATCAATTGCTTCTTCGTTTAGCCATTTCATTCACCCCACTCCCTAAAGGAATGAGTCTCTTTTATAATGTCTAAATTCTGTAGTACAGGTTCTTTTCCTACATTCCAGAATAGAATATCTTTATCAGAATTCTTTGGGATATATTTCCATACCTTTCCATCGTAAGTGTCGATCACGGGGAAATCTGGTAGGTTCTGGGACTGTTCTGCCTTAGTAAAGGCCAATGGTTCTGAGACGGCTTCTGCCTTACCTAGCTCACCGTCTTTCATGTTTCGTGCCACACAAACAGATACAAACTCCGTATTCGGCCAGGCGATTTGTAGGGCACGAGTCAGGACACCAGTAGATGTTGCACAATAAACTTGATCAGGTGGATCGATCTTCATAGCGGTCTTGACAATACCAGCAGTGACCATTTCATGTTTAAGGCCCAACGGGATAAAAAATGTATTAGGTCTTTCGTCTGCCCATTCTTTAGCAATCTTATTCAAGTTTGGCATTGCAGCAATACGGTGAAAAGAAGTTTCAGCACCACGTTCAATACAACAAGCCTGATGAAGGGAAATTTGTTTAGATGAAGGCATGAATAGTTTTACCTTCTTATTGTGGCGTTTAGCCACATCTAGAATAGAAACACCTGCCAGTCCCGTACGTGGCTGCACGTACACCAGTGTATCCACGTGCTCAGGCAGGGAAGAGATTAAACAATCGCCACCCCTAACCTTTGAGCCTACCAGATAATCATCACGTACTACACGAATACCTTCATGCTCTTTGATCACAGGAGGACCATATGGGTCTTCCCAGTCTTTTGCCATATCCAGATAATATTCTTGGCATTCTTGTGGACTAGACCAAGGGAAAGGTCGAATGTCTTTGTTAACACCATCAATTACATGATTGTCATGCGACATAATATATTCCTAGAATAAAGTTGCTGTTGTCACCCCAAAATCTTCACGGCGATAATAGGGAGGAGCAATGTGAAAGCTAGAACCAAATTCCATATACGTTTCAGCATATGCTTTAGGGTCCATAGTGTACCAATCATCTGGTGGTGCAATCACATTAACCTTATGCTTATTTAGCTCACTAATAAACTTGTTTGTAATAATCCTACGTTCTTGCATAGAACCGTGAAATGGAGAACCTTTATAGAATCCAGTCTTAGGAATCTTACGTCCTTCCCATTCTACCGGAACAGGATAAGCATAAGATACATTACAGCCGTATTCTTTTTCTAGTTCAGAGCCTTGTTTAATATATGTTTCAATAACAGTAGAAAGGTTATCATTTAATCCGTTTTCTCTGAGAAAATGATGGCGGATGTCAATTGAGCCAAAACATAAAGTAATATTACCTTTAATAGGCATGCCACGAAACATATTGTTTAGGCCGAGCTTGAGTGCGCCATACAAGGTTTTGCCATCATTACGAAGTACTGCATCTGATTCTTGGCTAAAAGCAATTGTATGACTGTCACCCATAGTAATACCAGTGACCACACGATCTTCTTGTTTTAGAACCCGCACATTCTTTTCAAATGCTTCTAGCTTATCAAACCAATCATCAGTGAAGCCTTCATATGTAGTCTTAGCACCAATACGTTTTCGAAGTGATTCACTGATTTCAAAAGGCCAATCAAGACATAAGACTTTTTTGCACTGCATGATCAGATTCAACCGATTAAATAGCTCCTGATTAGCACCACCAAACAGGTTTAGAGAACCTGAGTAGTTTGCACCAAAGTCAATATAGACAATATCATGTTTCAGAATATTTGCTGAACACTTATAGTCGATATCTGCATACAAATGAGAAGCCCACACCTTAGACCATCCTAGGGTGTGGGACTTTTCATTAACAGGAATATTACTGATAGGATTAGTTATAACAGCCATTATTTTACCAAATCAAAGTGTCTTTCATATACATGCAAGTTCTGTACCTGCCAAGTGATCGTACCTATTTTAATATCTTCACCTTTCTTTCCTGGCATATGTTCACAAGACCTGTTATAATCATCGGTAAGCTCGGTGAGAACATTGTGCTGCCAGGCGTAATCATTCTTATATCCATATACTACATCATTGGAGCGCATTTGTACAACACAATTTAGCTTGCCATTACGAATATAATATGTCACAACATTTGTACAGATAAAATCATTTTTGTCATTTTCGTTATATTCATACCAAATAGATGGACGAGTATAGATCATTGATGCACGACGGCTATCCGGATAAACCACTAATTCATCTAAAGCCTGGCCATACTGATCATGGTACTTATCAGAGTAAATTAATTTACCGTAATTAGAATTTACCTCACCATATTCATTAGCTGCAATCTGCCATGCTTTAGGTGGTTTATCACCATATTCAATATCATTAATATTCGTGGACATCGCATTATACCAATCAATCTCAGCATTGACGTAGTCTTTGTTAACTGTACCGAAGATTGCTGGCTCATCTGCAACGAAAGAAGCCCCGATCAGCTCAATGGTTTTGCTGCCGGTACGATCGACTGTGAACTCCTCATTGGCTAAAGCCTGAATAAAGTGTTGGCGGATATCTGATACATTCATTTTGTAGTTAGCCTTTCAAAATCTTTTGTTACGCTCTGTGCCATAATCATATTGTAAGCACCTGCATCCTCTTTACGCCCATGTTCTTCAAACAGTTTTTTGTGTTCTTGTGCATGGTCATACGGAGTTAGATATACAAGATTATCGGCGACATCTGTCCCTCCCAAGAACTTAGGAATAATATGGTGCCGGTGAAAACCTTTCTTGGGAGGGAGTTCCATTAGTCTACTTTCTTGTTGAACATATCACGATCAAGGTCTTGGCCATCCATCTTGCCACGCATATACATTACAGCAAATGATGCGTAATTAATCAAGTCTTTGTAGGTATCCTCAAGAGACTCGAAGTTGGGATTAGAGGTATTACTCTCTAGAATGGACTGAGCACGGTACATCTTACCTTGCATAATGTCATGCAGGGAATCAATGCCACGACGGTAGTGCATAGCTTGAGTAACATTAGAGTTGGGGTTCTGATAGTCTTGACCTTTACGAATTTGCAGGTCAATACATTCTTTTAGAACATTAACGGATTCACGATCTGTCACAATAATCTCCTTATGCAAACATAGGTTCAGTATACACCGATTCTTCTGTATTGTACATAGAAGAATTTACATCAGGCTTAGCGATTTTTCCATCTTGTGCCCAAACATAATACATAAGCGGTTTTCCTTTTGTATTAAAGTTAGATTCTCGGCATCGCATTTCTACAGAATCTTTAGCTTCAATTTGCACAATATTAATAGTAACTGTATCACCAATTTCTAAAGGAGCGGTGCGCGGAACAGCAAATCTAAAGAAAAGATAGTTATCGAAATCTTGACGGCGTGTCCATTGTCCAATCGTAACACTTCCACCGTTAGATACAGATTTAATTTCTACACGATTATATCCAGGGATAATTGCGTCGTACGACATAGTGTTTGATGTTTGAGCATGACCATTTGTTGTCAGGTGCCACTCAAGTAGAAGGCAATCTGCATTCATTAAACACACAGACTCGGGTCTTCCGTTGGCTTTAAATTTATGCTTATACTCATTACGGTAATCAATAAACTCTTGAGTGATTACCAGGTCATGTACTAATTGCATTAGAATTTTCCCGTATTGCTTTCATGTGATGGACCTACCCAATCTTCTGGCTTAATCAGGTCTGGAAGACCTAATGGATTAGGGCGAGAATCTTTAACTCCAACTTCTTTAGACATATTTGCCTTAAGAACTTCATCCCACGCTTTGTGCGCATCGACACCAAAGGCATCAAGCGTACCAATAGCCACAACACATAGATCGATAAGGCCGTCGACAATTTCTTCTGGATCAGCTTCACCAGCAGCCTTACCTGTTTCATTTAGTTCTTCACTGAGGAAGTTAAGCCGGAAAGACAAATATGATGTTAGTTTAGTTGCACCCATCTTTTCAACAGATTCATGTACACCAAACTTAGCATGCATGTCATTAATATCTTTTACCCAATCTTTAGACATAGTAATCTCCTTACATTAAAAATAGTATTATACAATAAAAAAGGGGGCTTGTAAACCCCCCTAATTGTTATGCGTTGAAAGAATATCGGTAGTAGAGAATATCGAGTGTGTCATCGATGAATTCTCTGTCGGTTGCTAGTAGTGTATTAGGAACTGTACCAATAGCGAGAATCTCTTTTTTGATTGCTGCAATCTGATCGTATCGGTCAGCTGTTTTAAAGTTAAGTTTGTTGGAAACTTTTTGTGCAATTTGTACTGGTGAGTAGAGAGACATTTGGTTCTCCTTTGGTGAAGAGGTTATATTATTAATATAGACACTTCTAGAAAAAAGTAAACCCCTAAAAAGACTTTTTTTGAATCTTTTTAAGGGTTGTTACCAAAATGATACACCTATTTAATCTTGCTAAAGTTCTTGTCCTTGTAGAACTCTATCTTGTGCTTAAACCTGTTATCCAGGATTTCACCCTTATGTGAGATAACAAAGACGTTGGCTGTTTCTCCCAGGGAGTAGATGATCTTGAACAGATTCTCAATGCCATCATTATCCAGACTAGAGTCAAACGTTTCATCCAGGACCAGCAGGTTGGTAGCCACGCTGTTCTTCATACGTGCAATCTGACGCCAGGTAAACAGCAGTGCCAGGTCGATCCGCTGCTTCTCACCTTCGCTGAAGGAATCATAGGAGAAGCTATCACGGTGACGTGACCGGATGGTTTCGTTAAAGGCTTCATCCAGTTCAAAGTGTACAAAGAAGTCTAGAGTCTGTAGATAGTTGTTAATGTACTTGTTCATAACAGGCAAGTACTGACGAATAATTTTAGTCTTGATGCCTGTGTCCTTTAACATTTCCATCATAGCTTTAGAGTAATCGTGTTCCCTATCCAGTTCCATTTTCTCAGTGATCAGTGTATCCTTACCATCAATAAAATCTTCTAACTCTTGATTTGCCTCCACGATGTTTGTTTTGGTACCAGATATTTGTGTAATCTCACGCTCAAGCTTAACGATTGTTTCATGTGCCCAAAAATATTTAAGATTATTTTCATTATATTCTTCATTTAATTTGCGCTGTTCATTTGACTTATTTGTCAGAGTATCTAATAATTCTTTACCAGTATTAATTTGTTCTTTTACCGCCTGAAACGTCTTCTGGATTTCCTTCGCTTTCTCTGCGATACCTTTAACTTTTTGTTCTTTAATATCCGAGTCAATCTCTTGCGTACAAGTCGGGCAAAAGTCATTATCTTGAAAGAACTTATCCTCTTTAACAAGTTTCTTCATCTCCTTCTGAAGCTGGGGTTCCTGCATTCGTGCAGAATCAAATGCCTTACCTGCCTCTTCTAACTGTTCGTTGAGTGTAGAGTATTCAGCCTGGAGAGCTTCTTGTATTTTTTCATTTTGCGCATTGATTTTCCTAATTGAATTTTCATGCGTCGTGATTTCGGTTTGTTTCTCACGAATCTTCTCCTCGTTCAGGTTTTTAATATCACGGATATATTTCCGCTGCATCTCGATCTTGCTACGTACTATGTCAACCTGGTGAGTCTTATCCTGAATTTGATCCTTAATGGTACTTACATTATCTTTCAGAATACCGTTCATCTTAGAAAAGATATTAATGTCAAGCAAGTCTTCAATGACTTCGCGGCGTTGTCCTGCAGCCAATTGCATAAATGGCACAAAGGACGATGAACCAAGTACTACGATCTGGTGAAAAGATTTATGGTTAAGCTTGAGGATATTTTGCTCAAGCATTTTTTGGAACTCCCTGGCGTGGGAGCTTTCATTAAACATTTTACCATTACGGTAAATTTCAAATACTGCAGGTTTAATACCACGTACAACTTTATAGTGGTTAGGTCCTACTGCAAATTCAACTTCTACCAAACAGTCTTTGCCGTTAATAGTATTTACTAGTTGAGGTTTATTAATATTACGGTATGGCTTACCAAATAAACCAAATGACAAAGCATCCAGCATAGTGGATTTACCTGCGCCATTACCACCTACAATAAGAGTAGTAGATACAGAATCTAGTTTAATTTCTGTAAACTTATTGCCGGTGGATAGAAAGTTTTGCCATCGAACAGTATTAAATTTTATCATAGAATTTCAATCGATTGTGCTTCAGTATACAAATCCCGCATCCTTTGCTTAAGATGTGATTTTTCCAGAGCAGTTTCTGATTCCTCGATATAATCATCCAAAAGACTTTGCGTATCATCCAGTGATACGTCAGTATCTTCGTTATGGCCAATAATATGATCAAAGTTCTCAGCAATTTTAAGGTCATGCAGGTTTTGATCTTGTAGCTTATCAAGAAAAGATTCAAACATTTGTGGATTAGTTTTATTCACAACTACTACCTTAACAAAGTGCCCTGTAAAATCCGGTACCCTATTATAATCATATTTGGCATCATTGTACACTACTTTTTTAAATAAAGTGTGCGGATTAGGAATAGCCCATATATCACGTGTTTCTGTATCTAAAACATGGAAGTACTTTTTATCATTGCAATCTGACCAAAAGAATTCCATCTGAGAACCCAAATAATGAATGTTGCCAGCGCTGCTTTTAGTATGGTAATGTCCAGAAAGAACAGACTCAAACCGTGAGAATATATTAGGGTCCATACCGTGATCTGACTTAATGCCACGCATCATTTCAAATCCATTCAGCTCTAAATGGCCACCTAAAATATCTGCCTTACAGTTTTTAATAAAGTGTAAAGACTCTTCGGTGTTATCTTTAGCCATCCAAGGAAGAAGAGCCATACGCAAAGAGTCGTACTCTAATACGGTAGGCTTTTCAATGATTGTAACTTCATTGATAAAAAATCCAAGGAGTTCTTTGAGAGAGTTGGGAGTATTTGTATCTTTAAAATACGTATCATGATTACCAGGAATAATATCCATTCGGATACCCAGTTCACGCATTGGTTCTAGGAAATATTTACGATTGTCATTTAAAGCTTTAATGTTAATAGCTTTACGATTATCGTAGTAATCCCCTAGATGAATGATTTGCTTAATCCCATTATCTTTAAGATATGGGAAAAACGTTTTAGTGTAGAATTTAGAAGCATTATCTAAAAATACATCGGAACTATTTCTTATGCCCAAATGTGTATCGTTCAAAATAGCAATTAACATTTATCTCACTTAATAATATTAGCAATCATTGTTTCAAACTGTTCGACCTTTTCATTACGATTAGGCCAATAAATATAATCTTTTTCAGGATTTTTCTTGAGATTAGATAGGAGAGGTAGAATGGCATTGTAGAGTTTGTTTACTTTATCTTCGTATGATGATGCCGTGGCCTCGGCTGAAGCTGCGCTTTCAGCAGTTTTCTGGACAACCTCTAGTTCTTGTTCATCAACGATAGTAAATCCAAAGTCGAAAAGGGGTTCATCTGACATTATAGCACCTTTAGTATTTTTCGTCCTTTTTTATCTTCTCTCAAATCACCATAGTAACCAATAGAAGACATACGTAGCGTTTCTCGTGTAATTGATTTAAGATGATCAAGTATAGACTTCTTCTTAACACGTGCAGGAACTTTCATTGCTGCGTTAAGTGAAACTTCACCATATATTATATCTGCGTTTTCAACTACCTTAATAAATTCTTTTAATGAATATTGCTTCATAGAAACTCCGTCAAGTCTGAGTCATTAGTCTTACGTGCACGCCGTTTCGGCAAAGATGCCTGCGGTTTCACATATTCTTCATCAGTCATCTCTAAGTTTTCACGCATCTTATTCTTAACTTCTTCGATATAAGACATAGTAATTTGCTTAGAGTAGTCGTCTTGGTTATTATTTATTTCGAATAGATCGGAGCCATATCCGTTATCAATCAATTCGTCTTTGATTTCTTTCTGGCGTTTTTCCTTGGCAATTCTCCGAAGAAAGGCATAATAACAAATCTGAGTAAAATATGCAAAAGCATTTGGCTTACCTGTTCGAGTGGCAGCTTCGATGTTATAGTTACGAATGGCACGCAGGCAATTCTCAATTGCATCCATAACCATTTCATCACGGTATG